GAACGGTTCTTGGAGTTACCGAAAGACCCGCCGGATGACATATTCGCCTTTGTGGACGTTGCTTTCGGTGGTGATGACTTCCTCAGTATGCCGATAGCGTATCAGTGGGGGGACGATGTCTACATCGTGGACTGTGTGTTCCTCAAGGGTGGGTACAGCATGACCGAGCCGATTGTGGCAGGATATATCAAGCGCCATGGGATACGCAGGGTGGTGTTCGAGGCGAACAACGGTGGTGACTTCTACTCAAGGGACGTCTCTAGGATGCTCAAGGAAGATGGAGTACACTGTAACATCCTTGCCCTCCGTGCGCCGGGCAAGAGTGGCAAGCTGAGCCGTATCATACAGCACGCACCTGCTGTGAAGGAGTGGTATTTCCGAGACCAGTCGCTCTACAGCAGTGAGGAATACTATGGGGTGTTCATGGGCCAACTCCTGTCTTTTGTGCAGACAGGGAAGAGCAAGCATGACGATGCGCCGGACTCTTGTGCGGGTTTGGCACATATGATGAGGAAGTACACAGTACAACCAGTGAAATTCTCAGACAGACGTTCTGTCGGGTTATAAGGAGTAATACTAGTGGATTCAACCATCATAGGTACGGTAGTAGTTGCTGGATTTGCGTTGGTGGGGACAATCATCAGTGCAAAATATGTCTCGAACGTGGAAGTGGTGAAATTACAGATGCGGATGAAAGCATTGGAAGATAAGGTCATGACACACAACAACTTGATAGAGCGGACATATGCCTTAGAGAAGAAGGTAACCCTGCTCGAACATCGTGTTGGTGATAAATAAGGGGGAGATACATGTCGATAACAAGCCATGTCTATACAGGCAGACGACAGTTGTTCACTGAGTATTTGCCGGGTAAGATGCGGAAGCCGAATAGTACAGCTCCCCTCTTGGACGGTACCACGGTACCTACGGTAATCAAGAACGTGTGGGGAGACCACATGCAAAACGGTATTGAGATAGAATACCTCATCAATTATTATAAGGGCCGACAGGACATTCTCGACAGGAAGAAGGTCGTGAGACCCGACGTGGACAACAGGGTGGTGTTCAACCATGCTATGGCTATCACCCGTGCCATTGTGGGATACACCTTCGGGAAGCCAATTCGTTATGTCCACAGGACTTCCGATGCACAGACTACGGTCGCAGACCTCAACAGCATGGTTGAGGCTGAGGATAAGTTCACCAGTGACCAAGAGTTGGCAACATACGCCTCCATCTGTGGCACGTCCTATCGTGGGGTGTTCATGGACGCCTATGGTGTCGAGGACGACATTCCTTTCAGCATCGTGACGCTTGACCCAGTAACAACATTCGTGGTCTATTCGAGTGAGATTGGGCATGCTCCGGTCATGGCTTGTACGTTCTATGAAATCACTCCCACACAGGATGGTACAGGAAAGCACGTCTATCTCGTGTATACACCAGAATATGTATATCGATATGAGACCACCGGACAGGCGTTCGGAATCCTTTCCGCAGATGACTTGGTTGAAGTGGTGGAGAACGCACTCGGTGAGGTTCCCATCGTGGAATACCCGAATAACTCGTTCCGTATCGGGGATTGGGAAATGGTAAAGACCTTACTGGACTCCATCAACATCGTTGGTTCTGACAGCGTCAATGAGCTGGAGCAGACGGTCAACTCCATCCTCGTGGCAATCAACTGCGAACTTGACAGCACCGCCAAGGAGAACATAAAGAATGACAAGATGGCCTCCATCATATCGAGCAAGGAACTGCCCGCAGAGTTGAAATACCTCGCACCCATACTTGACGGTGGCACCACCGACCAGTTGCGCTCGTTCCTCATGGAACAGCTTCGCCTCGTGGTGGGTATCCCGAGTAGGGACAACCGCTTCGGTGGAGGAGGGGATACAGGAGACAGTGTATATCTTCGTGACGGCTACCAAGACCTCGAGGTCGTGGCCCGAACCAAGGAGACGTTCTTCAAGAGGGCTGAGCGGAATACGCTCAAGCTCATCGTGAAGCTGTGCCAAATCAGTGATGGACTGCTCAAGGGACTTGTAACACGCAATGTCGACATCAAGTTCACAAGGAACATGACCGATAACGTCTTGAACAAGGCCAACGCAATCGCCATCCTGCATGGTACACAGACCCTTGACCCTGTTGACGTGCTCTCCATTGTGGGCATCACCTCAGAACCCGATGACCTCGTGAAGAGAGGGGAGAAGTATTGGGAGGGCAAGACGGTCGATGTTTCCGAACCCGAGAACGAGATAAAGTTGACCCATCCCGAGGATGAATCACTGAAACAGAAAGTTGACAGATAAAGTAATAGTGTTTATATTGACATTTGTTTCATAATCGTATATAATACGAAGTAGCATAAAACGGGGCGATACGTAGACCTATATGGGAGACGGAGGCGAACCGAGGAGGACATATGCCGGAAGACGTAAACAAACAAGCGGAAGAGGTCGTCAAAACTGATGACACTCAAGCAACAGAACCAAATCAGAGTACGGAAGAAATCAAGTTCGAGGACTTGAGTCCGGAGATTCAGAAGTTCATTGACAGAGAGCGTGGCAAGGCGAGCATGACAGCTCGGGAGAAGGCAAAGCGGGATGCTTTGAAAGACCCCGATATACGCAGAGCCTTGCAGGAAGAACTCGAAGCCGAGGCAACCCTCACAGCGGAACAGAAAGTGGAACGCAGGATGAAGGAAGCACTCACCATCGAGAACCGTGCCCTCGCTCGTGAGAAATTGGTTGAAAATGGTATCACAGGAGAGGAACTTTCCGAGATTCTTGAATTGGTCGTTACTGATGACCAAGAAGCCACATTGGCAAAAGTTGAGAAATTTGCCGAAGTGGTCAAAAAAGCAGTCGAGAAAGAACAGGAGCGTAACACACGCAAGGCTCTCCAGAACACACCGAAACCAAAGAGTCAGAACACTGAGACCAAGGATTTCAAGGACATGGGATTTGAGGAGCGGATGAGGCTCAAGGAAGCCGACCCCGCCAAGTACAAGGCTGAAATGGAGAAGTTGCGAGTCAAAATCTAAAATAGGAGATTTATAATATGGCAAGAACCGGACTTTTCGGAGGTTTTTCATTTGACCCCGAGGTTTTCACTGGGTACATCTCTGAGCGAGACCCCATCAATCCACAGCTTATCAACAGTGGCGTAGTCCGCCCTGCTGACGCTCGTGTCGCAAATTCACTGGCTAACGAGAACAATGTCGTTACCATTCGTTTCTATCAGCCCTTCAATGGGGATGCCCTCAACTATGACGGTGTCACTAACAACGCCCCTGTAACCCTCAGTGGTTCCAGCATGACCGCCATGGCTTATCGTAGGATGAAGGCATGGAAGGAGCAGGACTTCACCCACGAGCTTACCGGGGCAAACGACCTCGCCAATGTTGCCCGCTCTGTCGGCGCATACCAAGCCAAGGAGAACCAGAAGGCTCTGCTTTCCATCCTCAAGGGTCTTGAGGGAGTCGTCAATTTTGCAAGCCACGTCAACAACGTTGCGCTTGAGAGCTCTGGAACCGTTAGGGACGCAAACCGTCTGACCCCCGATACTGCCATTGTAGCAATGCAGGAAGCACTCGGAGACCACATGGAAGAGTTCCAAGTATGGTTCATGCACAGTGCCGTATACACCGACCTCGTTCGGCAGGGATTCGCCACTGATGTGGTTATCAAGGACGGTAAGCAGAGCGAGAACCCGTTCCCCAAGTACTTCCTTGGCAAGCCCGTCATCATCGATGACACTGCAACCGCAGTATTCAACACAACCAGTGGCAAGGTTGAGTATCACACTTACTTGCTCGGTACCGGACTGTTCGTGACCGCCCCTGTTAGGATTGACACTCCCAACTATGTGGATTACGACCCCGAGACCACTGGTGGTGTGCAGAAGCTGTACAGCAAGTGGGGCAGACTGCTTCACCCGTACGGTTTCTCCTTCGATGCCGATGGTGTTGCCACTGAGTCCCCCACCAACGCAGAGTTTGCAAATCCTGCAAAGTGGAGCATGATGTACGACACCAAGAACGTTCCGCTCGTGGCGTTCATCACCAACGTAGCGTAAGGGGGTAACAAATGGCTAAATTTGGAGATTACGTAGCATACGATGGACTCATCTATCGCATTGTTGCGGTATCCGAAGATGCCGAACCCACCTACACCTTGGAACCAATGCGAAAGAGCGAGACCAAACTGAAAAAGGCAGTTGACGTCTCGCAGTCGCAGTTATTCCTTGTCCCGAGTGACGATGGGAGAGTCGCAGGTATTGCAGGTTCTGCAATCACCGTGGTCGGCTCTCGCACCGCACTTGCCAATGCGTTGGCTGATGGGTACGTGAGGGTGAAGTTCGATGTTGACGGAGGTTCGTTGGTCGATGCACAGATTATTGTGGAAGGGGCGAAGGCAACCGCACCCGATAACCCAATGAAGGAACACTATACATTTGATGGTTGGTATCATGATAAGTTACTCACCAATGCTGTTAACTTTACGACTGACAAATTCGATGATAGTGCAACACTGTATGCCAAGTGGACTCCTGTGAGTTATACCGTAACATTTGAAGCTGGTGGAAACCTTACCGACCCAGATGCTCAAACTATAACCTATGGTAATTTGGTGACCAAACCTGCTGACCCTGTAAATGCCGGGTTCTTGCTCACAGCTTGGACATTGGATGAAGAGGGACAAGAGGAATTTAATTTTGCAAATGATATTATCAGTGAGAATGTTGTT